ATAGAGACGGCGTCGCTAACCTGTCGCTTAGAAGCGGCGACGTTGCCGCGTTATCAGCAACGTTCGTGCAACTGAACGGCGGAACTATAGAATTAGGCGGTGGAGTCATACCGCCTATACACCCGTACCTTCTGTCGCTGACGTTTTTGGCCGATTTGAGTCTGTTGTGCACGGAAATAGCAGCTATAGGAACGGCCATACCAACAATGATGCCGTACACGGCGACTAACGCCTTGGCTATGGTATCTAGTATCGCAACGTCATTGAGCGCTGGCGCTCCGTATCTATCGGCGCGCGTATATGGAGATTAGCGATGTCAAACTGCGCTATTCCGCCATTTCCGCTGCCGGCACTTCCAGGGTTTGGCCTGCCGCCAATTCCCGCACTTCCAGTGTTCGATCTGTCGCTAAGTTGCCCGCTGGAAAATGACGACGATTGCGCTATTCCACCGTTTCCACTGCCCGCACTTCCAGGGTTTGGTTTACCGCCGATTCCCGCACTTCCAGTGTTCGATCTGTCGTTGAGCTGCCCACTGGAAAATGATGACGATTGTGCTATTCCACCATTTCCGCTGCCGGCGCTTCCAGGATTTGGTCTGCCGCCAATTCCTGCGCTTCCAGTGTTCGATCTGTCGTTGAGCTGTCCGCTAGACTAGGAGGATCAAGTGGCTAGAACCATGAAATGGCCGCCTGTGCCTGAAAACGGGCGCCTCCCGATGGTTGAAGGCGCTAGGGCTACAGCAACTGTAGTTATGCTAACGCTAAGCGATCTGCAAACTAATCCGTTCAATGACAGCAGGCTGAGTCTTGGTGATGTGACGTTCAGACCTGGATCTGCAACTAGAACCAGGATTGATGCAGCACTGCAGAGACTTAAGCGAACACTCTCGGTTGAAGCTATCATCGAGAAAGTGGACACCGATGGATCGGCGGAGTACACTGTATTGTTTAATGATCGCGAGACTAAGACGAAAGCAGAGGTGACAGTTGGCTAGTCGTCCAAGCGATATCAGATGGCCGCCGGGTAACAACGTCGACTTCAATTCGATTATGGAACGGCTGCTCGAGCTCAAGACTCTGCACTTCCCTGAACACACGTCTCGCGATCCGGCCGATCCTGTATCTCAAATTCTTGGACTCATAGCGGCCATGGGCCAACACGGGCTCGGTCGTGTAAATCACGCGCTTTTGCAGCTCAGTCCAAAAACGGCGACGTCTAGGCGCGCGCTAATCGCTCTGCTTGAAGTAGTAAATAGACCGCTTAGGCCTATTCAACCGTCGCGCGGTCCTATATACGCTCGATTGAAGTCTACTCCTGTCGCCAACGAAACCCTCGTAACTACTGATCAGCGCGTAGCCCCTCAGGGCGTAATTGACCCGGTGTTTACGTTTGATGAAACGATTACGGCACCTTCGTCTGTCGCTCATACTGTATACGAATACGACTCTGGCACTGGAGTGTCCACACTTGTCGCAGGACCTCCGTGGACTATGTCCATAGATGTCGGTGATGCAATAGTTTTTTGCTTTGAAACTCTAGCGTTCAACGGGCTCAGCATGAGCTTCACGACGCCTGGGTCTGACGGTACGGCGGTTTTTTCGTGGGAGTACTACAACGAAGAAGGTGGCACTCCAGACTCGGTTACTAATCTGGGAGTTCAACTCGAGTTCAATCTTAACACGTACCTATTTAGAAGCTCATCGACTCCTGCAGACGGGCTGTCTGTTACGATAAGATACAAACCGACTGATGTTGCTGAAGTGGTAGATGTTGTTGATTCCGGCGGAGTTCTTACAGCAACGACTACGTTCCTTGGTCAGACGTCGCCATCGCTGTCAACTAGTGACTACGAAGTACTCGCCGAGTGGCGCCCGATACAGAACGTGACCGACGGTACGTCTGAGTTTTCTGTTGACGGTGACGTCGTTATCCCGCTAGAGTCTCTATTCTCAGAGACGACATTGTGGGCTAAAGACGCGTCTGGTAACTTTGCCATTAGGGCGCGTCTAATCGACGCCGGAGTGCTGGTTACTCCGCTTGCTCCGGTATTCTCGCTTGGCGATAATCCAGAGAACTACTGGGTAGTCTCCCAAGTGACGCAAGGGTACAGACAGACGTTGACCGTTGGACAAACTGAAGACTCTACGTTCCAATTCTTGCCCGTTGGCAGCGCTCCAATAGAAGAACCAGTTGCCGTACCAAAAGTCGGTATCGTAGTCGGCACGGATACAGATTGGTACATTGCCGCCGACTTTTCAAATTCAGACTCTACGTCTAAACACGCCGTATTTCGCGAGGACCCAGACCTGGGATGGGGCGTGATGTTCGGTGATGGTAGCGTCGGTAAACTGGCGCCGTCTGGAGAATCGGTCAAAGTCACGCTTAGAACCGGATCGGTTGAACCTGGCGACCTAGACCCGATGGCTAACATTCGCTCAATCGGCGGGCTAGGGAAGCTTGACACATGGAGCATATTCAGAGGCACAAACGATTATCAACCGCCTGAAGCCAGTGATAGAGCTTCGGCGTTGAGATTTCGAGCGTCTGTGCTGCCACAGCTAGCGCTTAGAGCAGAAAGCGCTATCACTAGAGACGAAATCATCGCTGCTATGACTGGTGGCGCCCCGTATAGAGCGACGTTTACCACTAGCGACGGTAGAACACCGTTTTCTAGAGCACTATTTTCGCTTGAAGGAGCTGGAAGCCGACAATATCGTGTAGTTGTCGTTGGACCAGAAAGTAGCGCCGATGGAGCGGTACAAACTACCGACCTGACCGAAGCCGCAACGTGGCTTAACGGCGAGCAGATAGGCGTGGAAATAATCGGTGGACATGGTCCAAACAACACAGAGGCGATAGTTGACGCATTTGTTCCGCGGGCATTGCTGCCGACAGTAACAGTAACAATCACTAACCCGGCCGGCGTTAAAGATCAGGTGAACCAGGTTATTAAACAGTTCTTCAAGCCACACGCGAGAGACGCAGACGAGAATTTCCGCTGGGAATTTGGCGGCAGAGTACCAATTGCAGTGCTATTCGCGCTATTGTGGGAGTCGCTACCTGGTAGAATATTCATCGAGATTTCAGTAACCGACGGCGTTACCACGTACGACGCCGGTGACGCAGTAGAACTGGCATCGTTTGAGTTGCCTGTACTCGACTCAACGTACGACCCAATAGTGAACATCATCGTACAGGAGCCGTAATGCCTGAACCGCTGCGTAACGTCGACGTACACGGGTTGTCCACTCTTGCGCGTGCGTGGACTCCAAAGGGCATGCTCAAGGACGCTCACGCAAGACGGCTCATGGAGGCCATCGCAGACTGTCTTGCAGACGTTCTCAATCCGCTGATAGACTTCGAGCAATACGCGCCTATTCTGCTCAATCCCAATCGATGCGGCAACGATGAACTGCCGCGAGTGCTGGATCTCAATGGTATATCGAGCCGACGCGGCGCGATATCCGTTAGTAAGCTGCGGCGTCTTGCGATCATCGGGCCTGATATGCGAGCCTGGCGCGGATCGTTTAGATCTCACAGAACAGTTGCGTCAGCATTGACTGGTGGGCCAGTCGTTATGCAGACTTGGGTCAGCATGCGTATGGTGCTAGACGAATCTAGCATGGACATGATTCTGCTCGATGATTCGTACGCTGATTACACAATGATGTTTGTACTCGGTCAAGGCCCTAGTTCAGACTATCTAGAAGCCGAGTTGAACGAGCGCCTCGATTCGCTAGCGAAACCGGTGCTGGATTCAATTCAATTGGTGCCGTGCTTCGCGCTGACATCCTGGAGAAACGGCATAGGTGACTGGCAGCCTAACTCCATAACGTCTGGTGGATTGGTTCTAGTTTCGTCTAGTGTTCAGGACGAGTATGAAGCCGTTGACATGGGACCGGATGTCGACGCGTTTAACAGTATCCAGGCGATGCGGACTCCGTATCAGAGCCCTACCAATGACGATACATCTAGCGTATGGATGACAGCGTGGTTTAAGACCGGTAACGCAACCGCGTTGACATACTGGGAAGCTCACGTTTTTGCTACAAGTGACGTGGCCGCCGGTACAGGGTCATCTTACGTCGTTAGAGTGCCAGTTGGCAATGGCAACGTAACTTTTCACCGTCTAGATGCCGGTGTGTACGGCGCTGCGCTAGGCACTGAAGCATTTAACATTTCTGACGGAATTGATGGCGATTATCATCGCCTTGATTTCGTTGTGAAGCGAACCGCAGCGGTTACTAGGCTTAGAGTGTATGTGGACGGAAACCCATCCGCAATATACGATGATCCGGTAGTAGCTGGAAGACCTGATGGTAAATTCGGTTTTAGTCTTCTAGACACTTCTGTGTTTACGACCGGCACGCTGCGTACAGCGGCGCTGACTTTTCGTCGCAACGACCTCTGATTCGGAGAATACAATGGCAACTGGACGTACTTACGCCGGCTTTTTCCCGAAGCGCATTATTGGCTCTAGCGTAATCGAGGATGACATCTTCGGCGCAGTTCGTCAGTCTGTTGCTGATCTTGGCGGGCAGGCAATTGGTGAAGGAGTTTTTGATCCCAATGCTGCAGGGCTTGTAGTAACTGACGACGCCGCTGCGATCAACGAACGCAAGTTGAGTGTAAGCGGCGACTTGAGCGCGATAAACGATTCCGGTAACGTGTTTTCTAACGCCGGTTCGTCTTCTGCTCTAGTGCAAGTTACTGAAGGTGCAAGAACGTATACGATTCATGATCCGGATTGGTACGTTGATCTTCCATACGAGAACGCAAATGGGACTACGTATTACGTCTATTTGCATAATACTAGGTTTCCGGTAGACGTAGGTATTGCCAGAGATGGGTCGAGAGGGTATTCTAAATGGGTCGATGCCCCTGGAGTCAGTGTCGCAGCGACTTCGGTGACAGACACAGGTACAAGTCTTCGTTTGCTTCTCGACGGCACGAATGAGTTACTGACCACTTACGGTGTTCAGAAATGGTTGACGGCTAACACCGTGAACAACAGCTGGTCGTATGACTGCGTTGTTTACTTGGATACAGACGTTACAGGTGTCGAAATTGGAACTGATGACCCTGATACAGCTATTGCATTTACGGCAAAACTAGTCAAGCACACGGCTTCGAATAATTGGCGCGTAGACCTGTCAGGAATTGGTGACGGGTATCTCGGTCAGTCAGTTCCGTCTCTGACCGCAGCGCACTATCGTATAGTGATTCTGGGTCCGGTAATCACGACTACAAATTTCGATTCTGACCCGGATTTTACCCACGTAGCAACGGTAGTATCGTCTAACGCATCAGAGGCTATTGATCATTCTGATCAAGTGGTCGTGAGACAGTTGTCTGACTTTTTGAACGAGTTTGACGACTTTCAAGATAATTTCTTTCAGAAGGGCATAATCACTAGACCAACAGTAACCGGTTCCGGGCCAGTAAATATCGCATCGGGCGGGTACGCGATCGTCAATGGCGCCATTTTGCCTATACCGGCAGCCAGCATTACTGTGTCTGAAGTATCGCAAACTGTGTATCTGTACTTCGACTCGGCCAACAACGTTACGTCTAAAACGACGTCGTGGGCTACTGCTAATGGAGCGAATAACGTTCCGTTTTTCAGATACGAGGTTGACGGCGCGTCGGCAATCGTTTCAAGAACGTATCAGCATATCGGCAGGAGCTTTTACAAGTTTCCAAATTCTATGCGAGTAACAGTTGCCACCGATTCGTCGCACAATGCTATGTTCACGACGTTGAAGCAGGCGCTGTCGTATTTCGTCGCTCTCAAAGAAGGCGGCGTTGATAGCCCGACCCGTGAAATTGTTCTGGTAGGCGACGTCACTGAGACCGAAGTCATTGATGTTGCATCAATGCTGGAACTCGAAAACGTGATTATACGCGCGGCGTCCCCCGGTAACGCCGTACCAGCTGATGGTGGGTCTCCTACGACTAGCGTTGGAACGTCTGGAGCGCGGATAAAGTGGTCGTTTACAGGTGAGTCGCTGTTCAAGCTGACGTCTGGTACGGCTAAAGCAATGCGTGGGTGGCGATTTGAATCTGTAGGGTTCAGATTCGAAGGCACTACTAGTAACTCAACTAGAGCTGTGGTGTGCATTCCGTCTGGTTCGTCGTTTATCATTAACGGGCTCTCTTTTCACGGATGCACTTTCGATCTCAGCGATACTTACGCGTCGCAAGGTGGTGCCAGCGGTCGTATGGCGCACGTTGTGTTCGGTGGTGACGGTCAAATTCGCAATTTGTCTATAACAAAGTGCGTCATGGCGCCGTATGAAGCCGCGGTGTACAACGCGTCGGCTAATGGTATTCAAGGATTGGTCGTTACTGATAATGTGGTTGTCGGTCAAGGTACCGGAAGCGGTGGCACGACGAACGGATTCATTGTCGATCTCGGAACAAATTCTGGCGCTACAACGATCTCGAGAGATTGGATGATAGCCAGAAATAGAGCCACGCTGATCGACGGGCCGTGCGTTTCCGTGAATCTCGGCGTAAACATCATGGTGCTGGATAACTACTTCAATTCCGATGGCAATAGCACCGTCGTATTGATTGGAAACACTACGACACCAACCGCCTGCGAAAACGTGATGATTTCTGGAAACATCATCACGCAATCCAGTGGAGGATCTGCAGCGCTGCTTCGAGTAGCTACTCAAGATGGGTCAAGCCCAGCAGGCATCATCGTGAGTAACAACATCATCGATGGCCTAACATCGCCCGCTAGCGGTATTGGTGTTCAGTTGTCTAGCACCACGACTGGTACAAGATCTGGGTGGATGTTTACAGGAAATATCATAAAAAACGTGATAACTGGTCTGTCTGTCGTTGAGATTACGGAATCAGTTGTTGCTAACAACGTCATACACGCGACTACTAATGGCGTCGATGCTCAAAACATCGTCGCAAGCGGGTCGTTTATCCTAAACGCCAATATCGTTTATGGTGGAGCTTCCGCAATCAGTGTTCTCGACGCCGATATGTCTGTCATTAGCGCTAACGTGGCTAAGCTTACCGGAGTCAGCGCCGGTGCAGTGTTGACGCTTGGTAGCATGGAGACTGCTGCAATAGTCGGCAACGCGCTAGTTGTCGGATCGTCTAACACTGGCGGCGGTACACTATTCGACGCCGGGTCATCCACTGTGTGGAGTTCTGTTTCCGGAAACGTTGGGCAAAACCTGGGTTCTGGAAACGTGACGTTTGTCATCGATTCTGATAAGTCGGTCTATTCGTCTAATGTCTTGAAAGGCGTTAAAGTAACTAGCACGGCGTCTGGGACCGGCGCCACTAAGAACGCGTTCATTGGAATGCTCGTCGACGATACTGGTACAGTGTGGTCAGCAGGCGATGTCGAAGGCGTAATGGTTGGCTGCATCCTGAACGGCGGAGACGCCACGCTATCGTTGGCCAGCGGTGCTCAGTACACGCTGATCGGTAGCGCTATATACGCCGGCGGCACTGGGTTTGATGCCATAGACCGGGCATCTGGTTCTGGCAATACAACTCTAATCGGTTGTGTATTCGATGGCGACATCGACTACGATGGAACGGGCGCGCTGTACAGCATTGGATCGTTTGGCACTGGGTTTGTAAACCACGGGTCGTCTGGCGGGCTAGTGATGATTGGCTCGCTGTTTACCGGTGACGTTGCTACAGGAGCTAGTACTGTATCGCTAACCATGATTGGGTCTGGAGTTAACGACATAACGCATAACGGATCTGGGTCTGCCATCGGCATCGGACTCGTAGCTAACAATTACGCCAATGCTGCGGCGTCTGGATCAAGTACGCTTCTGGCTAGCGTATTTACCGGTAATGTCGACAATAACGCTACTGGCGGGTCTGGGAATCTTACTATGGTCGGATGCGCCGGTGATGCCGTCAAGATGGGCGTTGGACCCGATGATAACGTTCTTGTTGGAAACAGAATTGAAACCGTTACGGATGATTCTGGCGGCACCGGTACGGCCGGTCTTGTGATCGTCGGTAACCTGATTACAAGCGCTATGGCGATCAGCTTGTATACCGACAACACCGTAGTCGTTGGCAACAGAATAGCGGCCGCTGTTACACTCGCGGCTGCTATGTCTAACGGTTGCGTCGTCGGTAACCGCTTCTCTACGTCGCTTACCGATTCATCTACCGGCAGCACAGTCGCGAATAACGAGTAAGGAGACGGAAATGACACAGGTTACGCAAGAAGAGCTGGCTCGAGCAGAAGCGTATATATCTGCGCATAAAGGCGATGCACTTGTTGCGGCGTTCGTTGAAGCCAGAACTCAACGAGAAGTCGCAGAACTCGAACTCAGACGAATTGAGCGCGAACTTGACATCGCAAAAATTAATGCGCACAGATCAGCGGGGGCTGAAGGTTTCCTGTTGGAGCGCATCATACTAAGCCGTAGAAATGCATCGTGAGCATAAACTATGAATATGGACGGCTTCAACCGAGCGGGCGATAGTTCAGTCAGGGCTAGAGCAATAGCGGCGCTAGCAGACGCACTAAACGTATCTAACGTCAGCGACATTAATACCGCAATTCAAGAGAAACTCGATGAAGCTAGACGAGGACATCTCACAGACGGTCAACTAGAAGCGTTAGACACGGCGACAGATCTAGTTCAGCGCGTAGAAGCGTTTGATAGACCGTGGGTGTTCGGTCAACGCTATATGCGACACAAGTTTGTGTCAACCGATCCGATCTGTCGCAACTGCCGCAATGAAGTACCGCATCGTACTCTGCTGATGTGCCCAACTTGCGGGTTTCCTGGCCCGTGGTCAATGGAAGAGCACAAGGTGCAGAGCTCCTACGTGCACTATTTTCTGACTGAGCAGGTTACTAGGCTGCTAGAAGCTAGACTACTGCTAAACGGTGGGACTAGTTACGCAGATGGCATGGTCACGGCCATACCACGCGGTGGCGCTAAATCTACGTGGTTGTGCGAGATAACTGGAGCGTGGCTTATCTTAACAGGTAGGTCAAGATGTCTGCTGCTGCTAAGCAACACAGTCGATCAGGTCACAGAACGCGTCAATGAGATCAAGACGGAGTTTGAAGAAAACGAACTAATCATAGCAGACTTTGGGAGATTGGCCGCTAAACGCCAAGATACTCGAACTTGGACTAAAGACGAATTCATCCTGCCTAATGGTGGACGAGTCGTCGGCAAAGGTGCTATGCAATCCATGCGTGGCGTAAAGAACAGACAGTACAGGCCTGACGCGGTAATCGGCGATGACGCCGATGACGAAAAGTTCCTGACAACGTCTGAACAAGCGACGAAGATGTGGGAGTGGTGGGATTCACGCGTAGTACCGGCGTGTCATCCGAACGCGGTTTACATGTTGAACGGCACCGTGATCGGTGAAATGGCTCTGCTGTGGCAGACGATGAAAGGTCATCGCGGCATTACGTTTGCTAAACGCACGTTTAAGGCGATTCAAGATCGACCGGGTTGCTCTAAGTGCGGAATGCTCGCAGATGCGCCGGGACCGTTTGTATGCCCAGTCTGCAGTAACGATAGGGCAATTCAACCGTGTTCGTACTGGGGAGCGCGATTTACCGTAGAAGCGCTATCTAGCATACGACAGCGTATTGGCCATTGGGCGTGGCAAACTGAGTTCGATCAAACCCCTCATGACGATAGCACGTCGTGGTTTCAAAGTGAATGGATTGATCACGCGCTACGACCTGACCTAGCTCCACTACAGCGTAACGCTAGACGCGTGCTGCCGTGGCGAGCCATATCGTGTTCCTTGACTGGAGAAGAGGCGGTCAAAATAGCGACTTTGGCTGATCAACGCTATAGACAGGTTCCTGGAGATCTTGGTCCGTATCAGTGCATAGTGCAGTCGTGGGACCCGGCGTGGGCTAGAAAAACCGGTAAAGAGCAGATGACCGCATGGATGGCTGGAGTCGCTGTAGGTCTGACGTGGGATGATAAGTTCGATGTGTTTTGGGCAGATCGGAATCGTGCTCTGCCAGGTAACGCAGCATACCGAGAATGGATGTACAGAACGTGGAAAGACGACGTGTTGCCGATTGGGTCTGTGGAACGGCCAGGACAGGTCGGTATGATCATTGAGCGTAACTCTGGAGGAGTTCTGTTTCAGTACGGAGTCGAAGAGCACTGGGGCAGCGTTCCGATTATCGATCACCAAACTGGCACTGAAAAGCATGATCTTGTAGAAGGCATTCCGGGTTTAGCTTCGTCATTTGAAAAACGCAGAGTGATAATACGGTCAGGTGGCTCAGAAGCGCATCAAAAGGCTGTCGACGAATTGATCTACGAATTGAAAAATAGCGGTAGATCACAGTACACTGACGTGCTTATGGCTCTATGGTTTGCGTGGGCGTACTTAAATCGATGGATGCGAGACGTTCGCGATCCAGAGAGATATAACGAATTGGCTCGGCGCCATGGAGTACCGGCAGCTCGCTGAACACCGTCGAACCTACGAACAGTACCATCGTATACCCTAAGGTGTTATAGTATGGTACCACATGGGGGCATAAGTGACTTCTGAAGAGATGCTGGAAAAGGTTGAATCTGCTCGACGTCAGTACTACGAAACCGGTGAATCGGATCTAACCGATGATGAATACGACGCGCTGAGAGATGAACTATTGGCGCGCGGCATACATACGTCAACGTTCCAACCTACAGCTGTCGCGAATTGGTCTATAGTTAAGCATAAGCGTCCTATGCTCGGAATGCCGCTCTGCCCTAAGTCAAGAGATGAATTTGCAAAAATGATCGACGCGGTTGGTGATACCGGCGACATTAGCCTAAAGTACGATGGAATGGCGCTAGAATTGCAATACAGCGGAGGGTATCTAACTGCTGCTGTATTACGAGGTGATGGGGACGCTGGCGAAGATATCATTCATAACGCTACTACGCTACACGGCGTACCAAAGCTTATACCGCTTGGCGAGGAATTCGCATCACAAGATGGTATCGATTTGGCCGTGTACGGCGAAGTCGTAATTTCGTTCAACAACCTAATCGAGTTGAATAGACTCAGAGCAATCGACGGCTTGAAACCGTACGCCAACCCGCGTAACGCGGTTGCAATGATTCGCTCAAGAAGCGCTTCAAAACACCACTTAGGGTTGTTTACGTTCAGACCATACGACGTCTATCCAAGGCCATTTTCCAATCAAGCCGAAAACATGGACTGGCTTGCGCGACTAACGCAAGACGCCCCTAACAAAAGGTTTAACGCCGTTACCGTCGATAACCTGTCATGGGCAGACGCATGGCGCAGGCTGGAGCGCGCAACTGAAGTCAAGCAAAACAAATTGTTTGCGTACCAACTCGACGGAATAGTGTATCGCGGAAGTAAAGGGCACTCAGTCAAACTGAAGTTTCCTGCCGAAGCCGCGATCACTACCGTTACATCCATAGTTGAACGAGTCGGTAGAACTGGAGTGATAGCGCCTGTTGTGCTGTTTGAGCCGGTGAGTTTAGGCGGCGTAACGATCACAAGGGCGTCTGCGCATAATTCAACTCTGATCGCAGAGCGTCTATCGGGCATCGGCGTTGGAGCTAAAATTTTGGTGTCTAGAAGAGGTGATGTGATACCTCATGTCGAGATGGTGATTACCGCCGCAGAGGTTCAATGGGCACCTACTGGACCGTGTCCGTCGTGCGGCGCACCTATCGAACAGGATGGGTCAGTTCGGCGCTGTTCAGCTGATCCGTCTGATTGTCCAAGTACTACGCTAGGATTGCTATTGAAATTTACGCGTGAAGTAGGTATCGACGGTGTCGGGCCGGGAGTAATGTCTGGCATTGTAGGATCGCGATTGGCAGAAACGCCAGCCGAACTATTCATTCTAACGGAAGAACATCTGGCGGCTGCTGTTTTGCCGGACGGGCGTAAACTAGGAGAAACCACCGCTAGCAAGATCGTGGCGTCCATTTTCAAGGCGTCGCACATGACGTGGGGAACGCTACTGTCTTCTGTAGGCATCAGAGGATGCGCTCGTTCGGTAATGGAGGCCGTAGCCGCAGAGTTTCCCGATGCTGAGTCGCTGCAATCAGCGACTGTGAGTGAGTTGTCCAAAATCCATGGAGTAGGTATCGAACGCGCAGAGGCCATACGCACTTTTATCGATACCAGATGGACGATCGTCGAAGACCTGTTGACAGTCGTTAGGCTTAAAAAGGAGAACAAAGGCGGTGCTCTAGCCGGCATGGTCATTTGCATCACACTTGGACTGAACTCAGGATCACGTCCTGAAGTAGAGGCCAAAATAAAAGCGCACGGCGGTATCGTAAAGTCTAGCGTCACTAAGCAGGTTACGCACCTTGTCTGCAACTACCCGAATGAATCTACAGAAAAGTTGCAAAAAGCGCGGGAACTCGGAATTACCATAATCGACGAGTCTGTACTCCTGTCGTTGATGCCACCTTCGGCTATGGAGGACGACGATGTCATCGATCAATCCATGGAGTTCTGAACCATACGAACTGGTAAGCAGCAAGGCAGTCGTTCAACAAGTGTACGCTAGAGCGTATCTTGTTACTTGGCCCAATAGCCCAGGTCTTGATAACAACAAAGGAGTACTGGTGCCGAAGGCTTTAGTTAAGCCAGGTACGCTGATACAGGAGGGCGTAGAGTTCGAATTGTGGGTACTCAGGCGGTTTCTGATCGAGAACAAAATCAAAAAAGAGGCGGCAACATGAACGTGGACAATCTCTTCGATCCTGATAGCAGCAAACCGTCGGCCGGAGCTCCAGTTGAGCCGTATAAGTGGCTTATCATTGACGGAGGCGGTCTGGCAGTTACGGCTTGGGCCACTCACAAGAATCTAGATCGACCTGAGGATCGAGTCAAGGCGGCAGTGTACGTATTTGTGACATGCATCGCCAGTCTGTCACGATTGATCTCCAATGAAGCCAAGATCATTGTGGTATGGGATGGAGCCGATAACCGTAAATGGAGGCGTGGACGGCACCCGTGGTATAAGCATGGTCGTGGTAGCGTTATCAATAGAAATGAAGTTAGAGCTGCTATCACCAAACTGCACGAGTTGATGATGTGCATTGGAGTTGCAGAAGTTAAAGTCGACGGCAGAGAGGCCGATGACCTAGTGGCGACGATCGCTAACGAAATCGATTCTGCGATCAACGCACCAGTCTTGATTTTCTCTGACGACAAAGACTATATCCAGTTGATCGATGCTAACATCCATCTGTGTCGCCGGTCGCTACAAGGTATAATCATGACGCCTGAGCAGTGCGAATTGATGGGAATTCCATTTGGAATCGACTATCTACACATCAAAGCGTTGATGGGTGACCCAGGCGACAACATCCGTGGTCTTGACGGCATCGGTGAGAAAAAGGCTACCGATCTAATCAACGCACTACCTGATTTCATGGAGACCGCTCTTATGGACCCAGAATTGATCGACTGGTCGTCTGTCGGCGATAAGTTGAAGCGGGCATTTTATAGAGCAGGCCGAAATCTTGTGTGGCCTCCCGTTATGGATGACCCGGCATTTGGAGCCAAAATTGCCGCGAAACGTGGCATTAAAAAGCCTGAAGAAGTTGACGTAGACGAAGCTGCGGCGCTAAAAGCCGCGGCGCAGGTAGCTGTTAAGTGTCTGGATCTCGTGGAACTTGATCGTGCTGCAGAGCATCCATCGATAGTATTTCCTGAGATTAACGTAGAGCGAATTCCAGTCGTTCTGCGCAGCTTGGATATGCAAGACGAAACCGATCTACTGTCGTCGCTCTATTCCATCGCTCGAATGCGGAGTAGAAATGGTGCAACACCACGTACGTCGGCTGTTAGAGCTGGTATGTCCATTCGCGAAGGAAGCATCGACGGCAGCGAGGACTTTTAACATGCGCCCATCTGACAACCACATCACCCGCTGCGGTTCTGCTCTAGTCATTCACGGACTTGAAGAAGAAACAATTGCGATGCTGTTCGGTCGGTACAGTCGCAGCGTAGAATCTATCGCTGATTCTATTGACGCGATGTACACTGAAGGGCATATCAACGGAAGTGCTGTAGCGAAATCGACAGTCGATGGTAAAACCCGTCAATTCCACGAACGAATAACTATTGGTTATGGGCACAAGTCAGTAGCCGATCACGCGTCAGTCCATTGGGCGCTGGAAGGAGTATCAGCGCTAGTAGAACGCGATTACACGTCGTCGCGACTTATTGCCGCGACCTCCAAATCTACACGATTTGTTTCGTTTAGAGATGCTGGATTCGTTACGCCTGAAAACTGGCCCGTCAATCTTCGGTCTGAGTTTGAGGCGCACTGTGAGGAGCTGCTGACGGCTTACGAAACTCTGGTACCAGTGGCAACCGAGGCCGTGCGGCAAAAAGTCCCGTATGATCCTGATTTTGGCTGGAAGTCAGAAGCCGGATGGGAATCGGCTACTAGTAAAAGGGCGCTAGACATAGTCAGAGACCTGCTACCGTGTTCAATCCGTACGTCGTTTGGCGTAACGTGTAGCGCTACGGCGTTGCGCGAAATTTTGGACAAACGTCACATTCATTCTGACGGTCAGACTCTAGAAGTTGCGCAAACGGCAAACTACATCAGAACGGCGGCGTCAAACTCTGTAGTCCCTACTCTGTTGCCGACTGCTCCACGCGAATCGCCAAGAGGTAAACGCCTCGCCGTCGCACCTTGGATAAGCGGTGGAATTTGCGCTAATGAGTACGCGGCGCATTACAACACGCTTGTTCCACCGTCTGTGAGTCTAATCAGCAAGCCGGACTGGTCGCTTGTTCAGGAAGCGTCGGGAATTCCTACTCATGAATTGGTGCATTCATGGGTTTTCGAACGCGGGCATCACATGCCGCCTAACCGATGGGCAGAGTTGCCTGACTATTGGCTCAAGCTCAAGATACCGTTCGCGATTCAGCGCGATCTTGGGCGGCATAGAATGATGACCCAATTCGAAGGATTGGTGATCCCGACAATGGGATACGGCGCGGACCCGCTGATCAGTGACAAACGGCATCTCAGTAAAGATGCTCGATTGATACTGCTATCTAGAGCGTTTCAAGATACGCTAGCTAAGGCTGACGCGCGCATTAGAGCTTGGTCGCATAAAGTTCCGCAAGACGCGTTGCAGTACGCTAGCCCACTCGCTGCGCATGTTCCGGTGCTGTGGAAAGTGAACGTCAGGGAGCTAGTTCACATTCTAGGTTTGCGTACTACGCCTCAAGGACACCCGACGTATAGATTTGTCGTGGCCGCCGCTGCTCGCTTGATCGGAGATGCTGATAAGACGATTAAGCCGCTTATCGATGAAGTCACAAACTACAGTGAAGTTATAGTCGGTAGACCGGGTTAATCGACAGCGTCTGACTTGTGGCTAGATGACGCCACTGGCATGCCAATGGGCAGTTGTGGTAGATTAACCTAGATTATTCACCATTGAACCGCACCTTCGGAGGCAGCAGTGGCACGCAGTTTTTACTTCGTTTCGAGCTATGAAAAGAGTCTTTTTAACGGCAGGTACAAGAATCCCAGTGACGAAGTAGAACAAACGTGGGAAGATGTTTTCAAACGAGTCGCTGGTGCAGTCTCGAAACATCAAGCGGTTAACGGCGTAGATAGCGATACCATCAGCGCTCTCGAAGCTGATTTTTACGATTTGATGGCATCTGGAAATGGTGTTCCAAGTTCGCCTCAGCTGTGGAACTACGGAACAACGCGTCGATTTCCTTTCAATGGGTCATCGTGCTTTACTGGGCGCATGGGTGATACGCTAGAGGACTTTAGACAGGCCGATGCTGACGCTGAAGCCGTATACGTTTCTAGCGGAGGATTCGGAGTTCTGCTTGATACGGTGCGCCCGCGTGGATGCAAGATTCACCACTGCTCTGAAGGGTCGATGGGATCAATGTGTTTTGGTGGACCCGCTCGTCGTATAGAGGGTACTACTGGGTATATCACTGGATCCGGTAGGGCTAGAGGGGCTCTGATGAAACAAATGGGCATCAGGCATCCAGACTGCGTCGAATTTATCGTCGCTAAACGGCCACGAGCGCTTGGTTGGCTGGATGATTGGCCGGCAAACGTCAAGGCAGTGGTCAACGGTGATTACGACAGCCTGCTCAGTTTAATTCACGCGTACTCATCTACATACGTATTTATCAAGGACTGGCCTAATCGAGCTGAAGTCGAGCTTAACGTTGGCCACGACACTCTAGAAATGGCGATTAACCACGGTATCATAGCCATAGATCACTTGGGACGCGCCGTACCTCAAGTGTATGACTGGAATACACTGTCGTTTAGGGCTGCCAACAGAGACTGGGATTTGCCGCTACAAAATTGTAACATGTCGATTCGTATCCCTGACGAATTCATGGTCGCGGTTGAAAACAACTCTCCATGGGTTTTGCAGTGGTTTAGTCCAATGGCGTCAAAATTGGGTAGTAACCCGTGGACTAAGACCGATCTGCAAGGTAAAGGCCTTGTCGAAATCGAAGACGGTCGCACTGTTAAAGTGACGGCAAGCGGTTCATACGCTGAACTAGTCGATAAGCTTGAAGCTCCGAACTACAGGTACGGTGTTGTAATAACTACGTGGGAAGGGCTCAGGGCTAACATGAGTCCGAACAAAAATCATTGGCGAGATACTGACTACGCGCGGTTTTATCGTACCGTAGTCGAGCCGGCTATCGCTAAGTTCCACGGTCCGATTATGGCTCGACAGCTGTGGAGCCTTGTCAACGAAAACGCGTGGAACCACGCCGATCCTGGCGTCGTGTTCGAATCGACGTACGAAAGATTTCAGCCGGTAGACTCAAGTTTGTATGGGCCGCGGCTGTCTAACCCATGTTCTGAGTACGTCAACAGCGCCGGTGGAAGCTGTAATCTCATCAGCGTCAATTTGCGCAAGATAGCCGATAGCGTAGACACATCGGATCTTTACAAAGTTGATGGTTGGATCTCTCAAGGACTGTCAACCGTCGACGACTGGAATTCTCTTGAGCAGTCGGCTGAATTTAGGCGCTATATCGCCGACGTGGGTGTGATTGCCAAACGCTGCTTGAAGTACATCAACCACGCAATGGACTACAACATAGCTCCAGTTGAGTACATTCACGAAATGACTAGAAACCATTTCAGAACTGTCGGCGTAGGCATCATGGGGCTCGCAGAAGCCATGATGCGATTTCACGTTATGTACGGATCTGAGTGCGGGCGGCGGTTTGCCGCGTGTACGATGTCTGAAGTCGCCACTGCGTGCTGGGAAGAGTCGTTCAGCATGGCTAAGGCCGGTTGGGTCAAGCCGATCGGCTGGGAACAGAAGCGCATGGAGCGCATTTTTGGTGAGCGCCATAGCTTTGCCACCGACATGGGCATTGGGCAGCGCCAAGTGTCTAAATGGAAATCTATTCTAGACCGCGTGATGAAAGGCGAGTACGCGACTAATACGTGCGTGACTAGTGTCGCACCAACTGGAACGATTTCAATGATTGCCGGGTGGGTAATGACGCGCGCGGCTAGCAACGGAACTATTGAGCATAGAAGCGTTACCAGCGGAATCGAGCCGCCGTTTTCGTGGGGCGTCAAACGCCAGGATAACTCCGGTGAAGACGCTACGTACCATGATCTGTGGTGGACTAAAGAGCACCATGGTCGACCCTGGATGGTGACGGCTATGGGAGGCGTTACGCTGGAGGGTCATGTCACCGCTCAGGCAGCCGTATGCGCGTTTACGTGCATGAGTGTGTCTAAGACGATAAACGTCCCTGAGCATGCCACTGTGGACGACGTCAAGAAGGGCTACGAATTGGCGTGGCGTCTCGGCATCCCAGGAACGAGTCTCTACCGCGATAACAGCAAGCCTATGCAAGTACTTAGCGCGCTCGAGTGCCCAAGCGGTGAGTGCGCCATCGACAAAAACGCCGACATTACGGCCGTTCCGTAAAAGGAGAGCGCCATGACATTCGTATTTCCAGGTCGAGCTAAGTTGGTGGAAGTCCCTAGCATGCTCAAATTTGGGCTGCGTACTGATCAAGCTAGAGTTCAGGAAGACGTTCTACAGCCGTTGATTCAGGCCCATAACGCCGTGCATCAACTAGGCGGTAAGTTTATTCTGAATCAACTGTTCAGAACGCGTAAAGATCAAGAGTACTTTTACGCTAAATACAAATCTGGCAGCGGAGCGCCAGCTCAGCGTCCAGGGTACTCTGTGCATGAATCCGGAAGAGCAATGGACGTGTCTACGTCGCAACTCAACTTTCCGGTTCCTGCAGACAAACAGATCGACGTTCTATGGGACGCGGTCAGGCAGTTCGGGTGGCGACCCGTTATCGATCGAGCCGACGAGACTCGCGTAGAACGCTGGCATTTTGACTACTGGGGGCCGTGGGACGCTCTTAGGGCAGAGTACGGCTATAACCAAGCGGCTAGAGCGGCGGTCTTGGACGTCACAGGCGGCCAAGGCCCTGAAGAAGCGGCTCAAGCCATACAAGCTCAGTTGTGGCGTCGCGGATTTCCGTGCGGAGCTATCGATGGCGTGCTTGGCGATAAAACCAAGCGCGCTCTTGTCGCTGCTGGATTTAGCGCGGATCTAACTGATCCGACTAAACTGTACTAGACTTCTCCAGCTTCGTACAGAGAGTCGTAGACTTCCTGTACCAAGGTTCCGACCAGTAGTCTAATGACAACATCGCTGGCGGCCTCTGCTATAGGCGCCAGCGGCCCTCTGAACGACACTTCGCGATCGAGCCAATCGACCACAGCGGCGACGACGAGGCTATGCTTCTCTTCGCCGCTTTTGTTTTCACCAGACGCCCACAAAACCTTGTCAGCGACAAAATCTCTGATATCAGATACGTTCAGTTTCGTTCTCACTGGACACCTCCAATCGTGGTTAAGAATCAGTTTTGTTAACGCGTCTACCGGCCCACGCTTTGATGGCCGGCGATATAGCTGAATACGCAGATCCAGAGATTAGTCCGGCGACGACACCGAGTGCCCATGGGTCGGCTGCTCCGCCTTCTGGGATTATACCAGTTCCGAGTGCAGCGCCCAATGGTATTGGGGCCAACGCCAGCACCGTCTTGGATAATACGCCGCTGCCGGTGTACTTGAACGCGCGCTTAAACGCTTCAGTAACACCGCCTACGCAAAACGCAACAATCATGACTTGCGGAACCATGAGCTGCTCGAACAGCTGATCGACCACTAGACCCCCCTTAACTAACTAGCTTAGGTGGTAAAAATATATGAATTGCGCTGGGCTAACTGCCACTATAGACCCATCGACACACCCACCTAGGGGTATGGCACAGGTATAGCTATTCGATGGCCTATAGTGGCAGCTAGAATACACGTTACTGGCCTTTAAGTAGGCGTAACGACTGGTTCCTCGACGACGCGCACTGACCGCATCGACACTGTCCAGCCATTAACACTAAAGTTGTGATCGACTACGATAGGCAGCCACGTACCTCTATCGACTGTAGCCATGTTTCCGTCAAGTTCGAATGACGTGTACGGTACTAGATCTATCACGCCGTCTACAACAACATCAGCCCAACGACTTAGTTTTTCACGCAACTCAAACCATCTGCGCACGAGGTCAATGGCGCTAGTTTCATCTAGAAATCGACCAGACGCTAGAACATCAGTTCGTTCTTTTTTGTCTTGACCTCTATGCTCGACAACGGCTAGCATCAAACCTTGAGTTGTAGAATCTTTCGGTAGTTCCTCTATAGACGGCGCCCCTTCATACGTAATCTTAGGGTCGCCACCAAACTCATCGGCTTGATACTCTACCTGTACGAATTCTTTCTTGACAGGATCGAATGATATGACGGCTACGGTGGTTGGGTTTGGACCGCCATCCCGATTCATGCTTAGCGAGTGCAACCGTCTAAAGTCGCTGCCAGATTTAAGCGGCGTACCTCTGGAGAACTTCAATTCTCCAATGGTAGGCTCCGGCATTACCAACGTGTTATCTGGCATCAATCTCGGCGCGCCTAGTTTTGCTTCACGAGCGATCAACTTGAGAAATTCTAGATCGCTAGTGCCATTTTCTTTAAGACGCTCCTTTGGGTTAGTCAACGAAGCACTGACACCGTTTTTCCACCCGTACTCGCCGCAAATTTCGGTAATGATTGCAGCGTCATCGCCGCTATCAAAGGTGCGCGGATTTCTATTACGCGCAGCTCTAGCCAAATCTGACACGGCTCTAACTATCATCGTTTCGCCGCTGTCATCTTCGCCGTAATTAACAGTAGTAGATACAACCTCAAATCCTTGCATGAATTCAAGGACGCCATTGTATCCGACATGAAACTTGAAATACGAACCGATTTGCCACACCGGCATATCGCTGCGCCACGGTCCATCTACGGTCTGAGCCGGTAGAGTCATCGTGAATTCGTCAGCGGCGCCTAGCTGCAATTTTATGTTGATGCTCTCGAATCCAGAAATGTCTACTTCGTCACCGCCGGCCGTGGTGATCTGAACCTGTGGAGCGAGTTCATCGACAGGATCTACAAACGTAGCCATTACAGACCTTCAATCGAATCGTCTAGATAAGGCGCGATCAACGGAGTCTTGGGAACAAGTCCGCTTTTCTTACGAGGAATCTCGATTTTACCTTCGTTTTTGACGCCTTGATTGTACACGGCCAGCATTTGACCGTACCGCGCATCACCATACTGAAGTAGCGCCAAATCCTCGAATCTGGTTTCTTCAGTCTTTGTAACGTAATTAGTGGTAAGCGATATTTCAGTACTTTCTTTTGGGACCCTGGTAATGGTAATTCTTACCGGCCCTATTTGACGAACAATTCTAGACCTGATTTGATTGTTACCACCCCAGTATTCAAACGGAGCTTCTGGTATCTCCGTTATGAAACCCTCTACGATCATAGGCCCATGGGTAAAGAGAACCATAGGTGGGCGACCGAGCGACGAGTCAAAAGCCGCCAGTTCGTTTAGGCGCTCCCACGCCGCCAATGGATAAGCGTCTAGAATTGTAGTCGCGATGCCAATGAACTCAAAAGACACCGTGCTCAAGTCTTGACCGACAAACTTGAGCCACGCCATGGCACCCAAAATACCGGGTTTGCGCTGCCACATTGGCGCACCCTTACTTTCCATTATCTTAGGATCGTACTGACCAGTAACGGGAAGGCTAAGCGGGTTATCGGCGTTAACTAGAACCCATGTCGGTCCAGGCGGAAACGTGGTAGGCGTCGGTAGTCCCATTAGCTTCTCCCGGCAACTTCTGCCATGTCAACGGTTCTAATACGCGTTCCGCCTTCCATGACAAACCCCATTTCTTCTGGAGTTACTGGATCGCCACCTCTACCTGAATTTCGCGCGCGCACTTCTGTTTTCGCCAAAGTATCGGCAACCTTCTCGCCGTCTATATTCAACTGCACAGGCGTCGTAATAGTAGACGCCATGTTCACGTTCATCTCGCTATTGAAACGTTCGGTAGTAGCTAGAAATCCTTCACGAATTGTTTCTGCTGATTTCCTGGCTTTATCTGCGCCTTCACCTATCTTTGACGCCAGCAGCGAACTGAACGGCTGAATCTGCGCCGCGAAACCATCCATAGTATCGGCAATCATTTTCATGAGTTCAACGAGTATAGCCCTGAACGGTATCGTTATCATGTCGAACATACCTGTCATGATAACTTTCAAACTGGCTACGGCCGACCCGGTACCGGTTATAAGCGCGACAAATGCCCTAGCCATTCGCATAATGTCACTAACTACGTGCTTAAACCACGGCCGCATGTACTCTAACAAGCCAGCAAGCTTTGTAAGAACAGTGAACGCTATCTCAGCGCCCGCTCCAATCGCCGTTGCCAGTATATCGCCAACTTTGGCGCCTATCGTGGCAAACTGCTCAAATGCAAAAATCACGCCACCGGCCGCGAATAGCGAGAAAAATTCGTTAAGCGGCCTTTTAAGCACTTCGAGAGCAAAGCTTATTTTTTGAAACGCTACGCTAAGCGCCGGACCTACACGCTCTATGATTGGCGTAAAGAACGACTTGAGAATTTGAAACCCGATAGCTATGAGAGATTTGATCATTTTGCCGATGCGGCCAAAGGTCTCGGTTATACCTTCTCCTTTCTTTCTGAATAGCATGAACGCTACTGTTCCTGCCGCTACGCCTATAGCAATTGGAGCCAAAATTCCGGCTACGACTGATAGCCCGGTAATAAGCGTTGGTACAGTAAACTCAGCCAACGGGGCCAAAAACATGGCAAGAGTAGCGATGGTAGTTACAACTGTAGCTATAGCCGGCGCGACTATTCCTAGAACTGTTGACATGCCGACAAACGCGGCTGCAGACCCGAAAAACACAGACTGCGCCGTCGACCCCATATTTCTGAACATGTTAATTATTGGCTTGCCGATACTTATGGCTGTATCTTTAAGCCAAACCAAAGCGTTAATGGCGTCGTTAACGTAATTGGCCATATTTACGATAATCGGCTCCATTCCGTCTAGTTTCTCTAGCCCGACGCCGGTTGTGACAGCTCTCAGCGCCGATCCAAACTGATCGATTAGAGGCGTTATGGCGCCTAGCATGTCTTTTATGTCTAGCTTGTTCAGCATGGCAGACCCGGCCGCTTCCATAGACATTTCTACAACGTCTTGAAGCGTTGATATACGGCCGAACATAGTCTCGCCAAGAGCCGCAACCAGGTCTCTTCCTCCAGTTTTCGCTTGTAGCTGCTTCTCGATTTCTGCCATTACGGCAGCCGTATACTCTTTTCCGCCGGCCTGACCGGCATTCTTAAACATGTCAGCTCGTAGGATTAGTCCATACGAACTTTTCAAACTGTCGAACTCGCCTACAGCGCCGCTAACCATAGCCTCAGCGACGCCTTCAACACTGCTACCAGGCTTCAACGCAGCGATCTGTGACGCCAATTTGAACAGGCGTTCGTTCTCGTCGATGTTTTTTCCGGTTATCGTTAGAAGACGTTTTGAACCTTCAACTATATCGCTTCTAGTGAACGGCGTTTTTGCAGAATAGTCAGTTATTCTGCCAAGCAGTTTCTCACTCTCAGCGGCGCTACCGAGAAGCGAATCGAATGTAACTCGCGCGTTTTCTGCGTTTCCGGCTAACGTCAGTGACTCTTTTACGATATTACCGCCGAATATATTACTACCACCTCCTAGCGATTGAAGTCCTAGCATCATGACACTGGATGCAGCTAGGAAAGAAGACTGAGTCTCTTTAACAGCTCCAGTCAACTGCTTTACTTGCTTTACTGCACTACGAGTGTTTACTCGCACGGTCTTCTGCTTACCGAAGATATCACGGTACAGCAGTCGCCCTTCTTTTATAGCGTTGGTGACCGACCGCATCGACGTGCTAGCAAGCGCCATGTTTCGCTGAAATTCAGATGGCGCTCGCTTCTCTTTCATCAGCTGCAACATTTGCGTTACGGAAACGTTACTGCTGTTAGCAGAGCTTTTGAGAATTTTCATCTCTTCAGATGTCTGCTTCATTTGAGCGCGAAATCTAGCAACGCCGACAGTAGCATCCTTGGTTCCGAAGATGAATTTGCCGATTATGCTAAACATCGCGGGCTCGCCTCACTTCTTATTAAACGCCGCTATTACATGTTTAACGTCGTTTATTAGTTTGTTGCGCCAATACTTAACGTACGTCCAGCGCTGTTTTCGTAGAGTCTCTGGGTCCATTAGGCAAAACCCAGACGACCCGAAGCCAGGGATACCGGTCATAAACATGTATGCCAGTTCCGCAAAGTCCTCCAGGTCAATCGAAAAGAAATTGGGGCTCAGCGTAATGTCTAGAGCCCCTGCTCGAAAGGGACCACAGACACTTGCTCGCACTCCTTACAGACCAAGTCCAGGGTCGGGTGAAAGTGCGGAACAAACTCATCCAATTTGCGCACGAACCCTGCCACTACGGCCGTGGATAGCTTCATGCCTTCAGCCTTAAAGGACACGGCTCTAGGCGCCCCTTTATTTCCGTTAGATGAAAAACGCAGACAGCTGAGAGCGCGATGAATCGCCACAACTTCAGGTATGCTCCACGACTTTTCTGAAACATTTTGTCTTGCTGCGCGCCACGTAGGATCGGTAAGGAAAAACGTGCCGTTTTTCAACGATGGCGGCAGTACAGCGTCATCTACTTTATCAAGTCGAAATGTAGCATCTGGGCCAGACACCGGGGCTGGTCTAGAAAAAATGACAATGTTGCCGAACGGAACTTCTCTAAATGGAGCGTTGCAGCCTGGACATGGAACTCCCTCGCTAAGCTTTAGCGCCATACCATTGAGCTGCGCCGTCCATGCCAGCGACAGAAAAATCACATCGATATCGAGCATGCCGTGAATGAATTCTGCGCCGAGACCCTCGTCGTGAAGTTCATGACCGCCGATATTCTTAGCGACGATGTACGCTTGGAGCGCTTTCTTGCTCCACGGCAACGCGTCGCCGACTTCAGAAACACGCAACGCGATATCTACCGTGTCAGGCATCAATTCGAAAGTATGCCCACTCGGCAGTACGCCGGCGTCGAACAGCTGCTTGAACGTCGTCTGCTGCAGTCTACCCGTCTCAACTTCAGTTTCGTCAGACATCAAAGCCCTCCCTTCTCAATAGCGGTGGTGTCTAGTATTATATCAGTGGCGGCTCTCACCCCGCCACTGATCGATGGTCGCTACGGTCCGATGTGCTTGGCTCGCGCGTACGAAATGGTCCACTTGTTGATGGCCACTTCGGCGCTATCAAGCGACATACCTGGGGCTTCAACCATCTTGAGAATGCAGTTCTCTAGCTCCCAAATTTCGACAGCCGTATCAGCCGCCGTCATGATGGTGATCACGCCAGTTGCCTGATGCCCGATTCCGCCGTTTTCACATAGTTCTTTCCAAGCGTGAAAATCTGCGTTTGCGGGATCATGAGCCGGCAGCGATACGACAAGATCTTGACGGCTAGCCTTACCGGTAGCGTATCCTCTACCATCGGGGCCGTCGATGACCTCAACTTCGTCTTTGATCCCATCGACGCCGGTAGCGTTGGCTTCGACGACATGCGGTGCGAACGACACTGAAAAGTGATTCGTAACGCCGGCGCCGTCCGGAATAGTTCGAGCTCCCATGTCAATTCTCCTTTAACGGGTTGTGACTATATCAGCCTTCGCTGGTGAGTTGCGTCGGCGAGATGATGATCTTGAGATCTTCCAAGGCCGGCCGAGGACGGAATTCGATGCTAGCGGTAACGCGTCCCTCGAGCAAATCCTCTGGAGGATTAAGGCTTGGGGGCACCTGCACGTTTACCTGCTGCTCGAATCCAGGCTTAGTGCCGCCGAAGTCGCTGAACCAACCGTCGCGGTAGTAAACCTTCATCTTCTCACGAAGCGACAGCTGAACGTCAGACAACCGACGAGCAGATATGCTCTTGAAGATGAACGGTCTAGTCGTGACGAACAGGTCTCTGGCAACGTGGTAGAACACCGCGCGTTCAGTAATCGTGTACCGCTTTCCGGCTTGAGTGCGTCCGCGCGAATACATTCTGTTACCGAAGGCGTAGATCGACGATCCTTCCCACATCAACGGCACGATTCCGTGGTCGTTGAGCAGCTTAACGGGCGGGGTCCACCGACCAATCGTGTCTGGAAGAGCCTGAACTCGCGGGCTAAACGACCCCTGCGCGTTGTTGTTAGCCGCAGCAATATGCATGCCGCGCTCAGAATCAACACCGACGTTGGCCAACCACGAGTGCAATCCAAGCGCTACACCTGAGACAGATCGAGTGACCAGCTTAGTCTTTGCAACGTTGAGAATCTTGCCGCGGCTCGGAAAGATATGCTGTACGTTGTCAGACTCTGCCTCGTTAGCGAGCATGTCTGCGATGGCGTTTTCGCCGGGGGTGGCGGAATCTTCGATGGATGCTGCAAACTCGGCAAAGTACATCCAACCGTAGCGCTCGACAAGAGCAGCAGCGGCGCTCTTGACAGCACTGTCAGTCACTCCGGGAGTGATGAGACGGACAAGGCCAAGATTGACGCTATTATAGCGCTTGAAGATGTGGTCAGAGAGGTCAAGCGCGATCAAATAGCGCGCCGCCGCAGGAGTCACGCCATCGTAACCTCCCCACATTGGCATGCGAGCTTCTATACGGAACGGTACACCATCAACGCCGGTATGGGTAGTAGTGTTAGTCAGTCCGATATCGGTGTTCATCGTACCGGCGCCGACAAGAAGCGTGCTCTTGGAACCGACAGAATCACGGACGCGGATGTTCAACCTACCTGGGCTCGTCGTGCTTTCAGAAAACTCGAACGCGCTAGTGGTATCGAGCGCCGTAAGAGCTGCAATGATTGCCGCAAGGCCGACGGCGTTTCCACCAAGCGTCAAAGTTATAGCCGACATGCCGTCTGGAGTAAGCGTAAGCGCTTGTCCAGCCAAAATAGTCGCAGCGGTAAGATCAGCGGTACCGTCAACGTTAGCCGGCTCAGACTCTGCAGCACCATAGTCCGTCAAGTCGAGATCAGACCTGACGGTTACGGTGTTGTAGGTGTTAGACACGATCCGCAGTCGCTGATTCGTGTTACCGTCGTCGGACAGCGCGACAGGGTACAGAAACGCTTCGCGCCGGTACAGATCATGCGGAAGCGGATTCACTCTGATCGTTATAGTGTCACCGGCAACACCGTAACCGTCAGGTC